GCACCGGCGGCCATTACGCTTGAAGCGTTGCGAAGAACGTCGATGAAGTCACCGCCACGGAAGTCTTCCGCGATGATACCAGCATCGTCAGAGGTGTTCATGTCACGCTTCATGTTCCATGAGCGACGCACATCAGTCGGGATGTACAAGCCCTGTGGATCAACGCCATCACGCTTGGCCGCTTCAGCCGCCGCTTCGAACTCGAAAGATGCAGCAGCTTGGGCGCCACGATCCGACGGGTTTGACATTGCACGAAGTGCGCGCATGAGGGAGAAGTCACGAACCTCTTTCTTGGTCAGACCGATTTCGGTCTCATCAAGAGGCTTGTTGCCGATGACTTCAAGCAGATCTCCACGGAACTCCGCGAGGGATTTGCCATTTCCGACAGCTTCGTCGGCCATGTCACGCTTGTTGTGCTTCGCGGCGAGACGGTACATCTCGGCGGTTTCTTTGGCAGCGGAGCGGGCAGCTTCAGCCTTCACCGCTTCCACGTCGATTTTGACTTCTTCAGTCATTGTGGGTTCCTCCTTTCGAGGAATAGGGGTTGGTGTGTGAAGGTCGTCCTCTGCGCTGCGTCCAACGCCGACTGTCCGGTCAGCGGGGATAGATACGACAGAAACTTCCATGGGCGACCAAGAAGACACTCGGTAGCGATCCTTGTCTTCACGGTCCATTTTGTTGACTGCGTAGCCAACAGAGACGTTAGAACGAATGCCGTCCTTCACGTCATCGAAGACCTCTTTGGCGAGCGCACTTTTTCCGAAGCGCACAGTCCCGCGCAACCGCCGGGAACCCCCATCAAGGTCTACGTTCTCAATCACGCCAATTTGCTGGCGTGGGTCATGGTCAAGCAACAACGGCATCCGCCCAGAACGAGCGAACTCCAAATCAATGCTTGTTTCAGAATGGTCTAGGATTTCATCGCCGAACGAACGGCCCACCGGCTCTTCGCTGGAAATAGCCATGCGAACGGTGCGCATATCTTCATCGATGACCTTCGCGCTGCCGTCCATCGCGCGGGTTTTCATGTCCTCGCGCGCCGTCCGATCCTCTTGCTCGTCTTCCACAACAGGTTCTTCCGGCATTTCCGACTTACCAAACGTGATGACACAGGCGTCATCCGTCTCTTCAATATCTTGGATGTGACGCTCTTCAGTCATGTCTTCACTCCGTTTTGTGGACACTTGCTCTGTTCTCTCATCGCGTTCAATTTCATTGTAACGAGCGCGATACCAGTCACGACCAGCCGCGCCACCCCATAGCATTGCGGAAGCATAAGCTGGACTTTCTCTTTCCTCAGAAAGAACTCGCAGAACTGCTAAAAAGGCTGAACGTTCATTTCTTCCCCACCATCTATTCGCCTTGCGAACCCATTCTTCAGAAACACTGCCGCCGCTCACTATGCGTGACGCGGTGCGGATTGTTGATGACTCAATGCCGTCGCCGGTCATGCCCTTTTCGTGCATCTCCAAACCGCGACGATAGTTCCTGACAACCTCTGACGGAGGTCGGAATGACTGTCGTTTTTCTAGCGTGTCATCATTCATCTTCGCCGCCTCCCTCAATCTCTGCCGGGACCGGCTGTTTCATGCCAAACGGTTGATATGCCATTGACAGTCCTACGCGGGCAGCATCATCGCCGTCGCGCTTGATCTGCTCAAACGTCTCGTCAGCATCTCGCCCGTAGTTCGCCGCGATATCGCTGTGGCTGAGAATGCCGTTCTGCAAGCCGACCACTGCTGCGTTCATTTCCTTGAGAGGATCGACCCATGAAAAACCTCTCGGTCGGAACATGAAACTGCGCGAGAACTTCTCATATTTTCCGGCGCCCGAAATCGGGATCAGAGCGAAGTTGGTCACATGATCCAGCCAGACGCGATAGAGCGGGTCTAGGAAGTGATCAACCATAAACCTATGCAAGGTTCGATAGAAATCCCGCTCCTCAAGCGCGCCCTGTCGAATAGACGAATAACTGGTCGCCTCTAGGTCGTTCGCCAATGATGTATAACTCACGCCCAACCCGCCAGCGATGCCACGCAGGATCGACTTCTCAAAGTCGCTGAAGGCTGATGTCGGGTGCGTTGGATCGAACGCAGAGAACTCTACGCCCGCAGGAAGCTGATGGAAGCTGCCAGGGTCGGCGGACATGATCGGCGTAGTTTGATCCTCATATGCGTCAGCCATGAAGCCATCGCCCGCAGGCGACGTGAAGAAGCCCATTTTTGAGGCGGCGGTGCGAGCCGCTACCAATTCCGCTTCGCGATAACCATGAAGCATCTTTAGCGCCGCGATTGCCGCGCTTGACCAAGGCGCACCGCGTGTCTGGTCGGCCCGCTCCTGGCGGTAGATGTGCATGATCTCAGCCGCCGGTATACGAACGCGCTTTGTACCTTTTGCCAGCGTCGTGTAATCGTAATCGCCGGGATGGTTCAGCAGAACGTGATACGCTACCGGGCGCCGGAACTCATCAAGTTCAATGCCCATCCGCACGTCATTGCCGTTGCGATAACGCTCGTTCATCTCTTCATCAACGCGATCTGGCTCAATGATCTGAACCGCGATCCCATGGCGTAAGATTCTGTTCCGAACAATCCGCAGGAAGACCTCGCCATCGCGGGCAACGCCCGAAATGACATGGTTCTCTAGATCAATCAGGCTCATCTTGCCGCTGACCGTCGGCCCGCCCATGCGGCTAAACTCTGACCAGGCTGACTCTACAATCTTGCTGCCCGCTGAGTCTGGCGACCCGTCAGGGTTGGTTGCTTTGATTTGCAGCCTGAACCCATTTTCGCCGACGACGTTGGTTCTCAGAAGCTGAAGATAGCGCCGGAAATATTCATTGTTCCGTTCAAGATCGCGAGATCTGTTTCGCAGATCGTCAAGCGCCCACCTGATTTCACTGTCTGCCGACCGGCTGCTTGCCATGAAGTCAGCAAACAGCCGACCTTTGTTCACGGCGGCATAGCTTCTCTTCTGAGCAACTTTGTCCTGACGGCGGAATAAATCGAGCAAGCCCATCAGAACCTCACCTTAATCGTTGTCGATCCGGTCTTGCCACGCTTCACATGCAGCTTGTTTTCATACTGAACCACCTCGCGACGATACTTATCTCGCGCTTCCAGAAGTTCCTCGAAAGACATCTTCGACAGGGACCGGCCTGCGATTGAGTAGCTGGCGACATCCGAATCAGCCTTGCCCTCCAAGATGGTTTCAATCTTGGCGATCATCTTCTCTGCGTGGATGCGAGGATCAGCCTGATTGTCGTCTAAGTCAGGAACGACATACCAGTCGCTTTGGTCAACGACGATCCTGTTCCCGCTGGATGTCTCAACAATTTCAAGCTGCCAGTAATAATGACCAGACTCATATGCAGCGCTTGTCGCGCTTGATGCGGTGAACAGATAATAATCTGGATCTTCCGTCGCGGCGATCTTGATCTCGCTGCTGCCGCCACCCTTTATCCTGGCTACATACTCAGCACTGTGTGAAGCTGGGGGATAATCACCGACAAGATCAGACCGCTTCCACTGGATGAAGTCGCCGACCACGATCTCAGTCGGCTCGCCTTCCGGTGCATTAGAAACGTCGAAAAGGTTCGCCATTATCTGTATCCGTGGACAAAGCTGTTGCGCCTTGGCAAGCCAGGTGCGCGCGCAGCGGGCGGTTTCTCGTCGGAGTATACCTTAGAAACAGCCTTTTTGTGAAGGGCTTCCATGTTCAAGTTCAATATAGATAAAGCGGCCAGCCCGTAGACCCTGCAATCAAGCGCCTCGTTTCTGGGCCGGATTTTAATCCATTCACGCCTCGGACGGCCTTTGTGATACTTGGTGACCTTCTTTTCAGCCGTCAGCATGCGAAAGTATTCTTCGCCTCTGTCTGACGGGAAATGACAATAACCCTCGCCCTCGTCCGTCATCTTCAGTCTGCTATAAACCAGTTCCTTGGCAGTATCAGTGCCAACCGGAAACAGGTTGATCTTGCCAATGTTATTCTTTGTTGGCCTGCCTACAATCGGCTTAGCCTCACCGCCGACGCCCTTGATAGCAAACACACGACGCCCAGCGCGCTGACGCGCATAGTTATAAACTTGCTGAGTGTAATGACCGCCACTGTCCACGCAGGCCGATCTGATGGCCATCTCGCCCGAAATCGGGTGCGTGTAGGTCTTCTGTAAAGCCGCGTCCAAACGCATCCACAATTCAGAAGTCGAGGGATCGCCATACAAAGTCTGATAGTCGAGGCTCCAGCTTTCCTCGCCACGCCCCCATCCAATGATTTCATACTCCAAGCGATCATCCTGGCAGTCAATGCCCGCTGTAATCAGCAGCACATCTTCAGGAAGCTGGTCACCGAAATCTTCCCGGCGGCTCATCAAGTCGTATTCGTCCAGCGTTTCGCCCTGATCTTCCCAAGACTCGCCAAGCGTTGTGTTGACCCATGTCTTGAGCCGCATTGGATCTCGCTTGGACGCGAGAAAGTCGAAGGCGATCTCAGCCAGCGACGTCCACGGCGAGTACAACGCCGAAAGATGGAAACCTGCCGTTTTGCCGTCGCCCGTTCCAGTGGCCTTCCACTGCCCTTTACGAATGGCCTTGACCCGATCTGCGTCAGACCAAAGAGATCCGCAACTCTCGCAAGCATATTCCGCAGTATGAGGCTCGCCCTCTTTCCACTTGACGTTCGACCAGGTCAGCACTTGCTCTTCGCCGCAGTCTTTGCACGGCACGTAATATTTGCGCTTGTCGCTTTCCTCATATGCTTGTTCAATCCGGCTCGCTCCACGCTCGGTTGGCGTCGAAACCAGCACGATCTTCCTGTTCCAGAACGTCGCCGCCCTCTTTTTAGCCAGAGAGACGGGATCGCCTTCTGTGCCTGCCGAGAGCGGGTATCTGTCAACCTCGTCGCAGAGAATAAGCCGACATGGACGACTGGCCAAAGACACCGGGCTGTTTGACCCAGCCGCCGTGACGTGACCGCCCGTAAAGACCTTATGAAGTGTTGTGTTGCCACCATCGCGAGCGCGCGGATCTCCGATCTTGTCGAACAATACAGAAGTGTCTCGTATCGCGGGCGCCAGCCGATCCTTCGACCAAGTCTGCGCCATCTCAAGCGTCGGCTGAACCACAAGCATGGGACAAGGCTGCTGATGGATGTGATAGCCAACAACATTGTTGATCAGTTCAGTCTTGCCGATCTGAGCCGCAGTCATCAGCACAACCGTTTCAATATTAGGATCGCTTACCGCGTCCATCATACCGCGCTGATATTCAGCCCGCTTGGTACTCCATCGTCCCGCTTCCGCAGAACTCTCGCTGGAAAGCTGCCGGTATTCGTCAGCCCATTCGGAAACAGTCAATTTCGATGGCGGCTTTAAAGCGCGTCGACGCGCTTGGGCCAGGCGCTCCCTAAATGTCTTCTGTTGATTCTCTCTTATTTGGTCCGACCAACTCACTCAAAGAATCCCTTATCGCTTGCTCAATAGTATCTTGGACTTCAGGCACATCTTGCGCTGCAAAAACTTCCGCTGCAACCTTGGTCGGAACCGCAAGCAGCTTCGTCTTGCACTTCATAAGCTGATCTTCGAAGTCCTTGATCACATCGTCGATATAGAGAAGCTCCCCTCGCTCGACCATGTTTTCCATCTCTTTAGAGTCAGCTTGCTCCTTCGCCAGCCGCGCTCTCTCTTTGCCCAAATCAAGATCGCCGTCAGCAAACCTGCCAGCCGCAACCTCTCGCAAATGCTTGAGGTATTGCTTTATTACGTCTTCCTCAACGTAGCCGCCCCTCGGCTGTCGATCTATTATGCCCCGATCCAGAAGATCAGCCATTTTTCTAGTGTTTACCCCTAGTTTGTGTGCAATCGCCGCCATCGACGCCATTTTGTTTCCATTTCATTAACAGACCTGATGTTCCCCTTATAAATATTTTTGCGCCTAAAAAAGCAACATGCCTCGCGCGTACC